TCTTTGGTAAATTATCCGTTTTCATTCTGTCTATCTATTAATGCATAACTGACAACTACTTCTAGTTTATTTGCAGTTTCTGCTTGAGCTTTTATAGCATCTCCTTCTTCTAAATTCAAGCCCTGTTCTGTTGCATTAATAGTGCTGGTTGCTGGTATATCCTTTCTAAAAAACTCTACATCTGTGCTTGCAGAACTATCTCTAAGATCACAGTTTACAGTTACAGCACCGGTGCTGTTATTGGATATATACACAGACTTTACAATAGCTACTGCAGTGGTTGCTATATTTAAAATTGTAGTCATATTTGTATTAGTCAATATGACACTAGCATTTTTATAATTTATACTCATGATAAAAAGTAATTAAACGCGTCCTGTTCGTTTTTTAAGTCTTGTTGAAAAGAAAAGTTTAATTGATTTTGTAGTGTAGTCAAAGACTCAAGTATCTGTCTTTGATTTTCTACATCATATTCTTGTTTTGGTTCGGGTATATAGTTTGTTACTTTAGCCATTATACCCGCGCTTTTAGTTGTTGAAATTCTTCTTGTGTTAAAGTGTCATTACCTGAAATAGTTTTAAAAGTATCATAATCCATCATTTGTCCAACAGGCGTTTTCATCATGTCAATATCTCTTTGTGTAATTTCTGCTAGCAAATTATTAGCAGGTAACATACTTGTAGAAGTATTTGGTAAAGTGCCTTCTTTTATACTTTCTAACGCATTTTTAAACTCTTCTAGTGTTAAAGGATTAGGTGGAGCATCCATTAAATATGATCCATATTTTTCTTCTATTTCAGTATCTGTAGCTTCATCTGGTATTGTAATATCTAAAATACCACCTTTTCTATTAAATTTATCTCTAATATCTAAATTTTCAAAAGCAGCAGATCCACCTAAAGGTAAACCACTAAATCTAGACATATCATAAGTAGGCTCGTTAAATTTTTTTCCTAAACCAAATTTCTGTCCAATACCTCTAATTATATTTCCTAAAAATCCACCACCTGTAAAAAAGTCCATAATACCACCTTTACGACCAGCTTTAAATGCAACTGGATTAAAGGCTCTAGCTCTTGCTAACTCTATTGGTGATACAGTATTTCTACTATCAAAAAAACCTGGATTAACTCTCTGCCCACCACCTGCTGCAATGAAACCAGATCTTATATCTTTTGCTTCGTCTGAACCTTTTGGATCTACCCCTGGAGGTAATTCTGGACCGGAGTAACCACTGAATCCAGAAAGATTACCAGTCTCTGCAGAACTATAATCTCCACCACCTTTAAATCCTCCAAAACCTCCTGGTCCTCCAAAGTCTCCTTCTAAAGAAGGTAGACCGCTAGGTCCTCTGTTTGGTTTACCGTTTAATGATCCATATAAATTTAAATCTACAAGTATCTTTTCTTCTTCAGGTGTAATATAAGCTAGTTTAGCTGTGGGTGTATCAGGTGATGATTTAGCAATTCTTGGTGCAGTTACCATTTCTGATGGTCTGTAATTTTTTACACCACCCTGCATTTTATAATTTATTCTTTTATCTATCGACATTATCGTCTCCCGTCAGGTTGTGCGTCTAATCTTAGTGTGCCATATCTCCAGGTTTCACCTGTACCATCATTTTCTATCTTGACAGATACAAGTCTTCCTCTGGCTC